TTTGGTAGGATGTAAACATAAAGGTATTGAAAAAAAGCAGTGGCCAGTTGGTTCGGTAGTAATTGATCCTTTTAGAATAGTGCCTGATCAATTTGGGGTGGACGTTAGGAGATTGGGGGAAGGCAGAAATGAAGCCTGATTATGAACACAAACCTATTTTTATAACTGGAACAGCTCGTTCTGGGGCAAGCATGATTGCTGGTATCCTTGATATCTGTGATGCCTTTGGAGGGTCTTGTTTTGAAAAACCAAATAATTCTTCTCCTCGGAGTTTGATGGAAAATAAAAAGATTCACGATAAAATTCTGTTACCGTACTTTCAGAAGTTTAATGCTGATTCTTTTGCCCAGTATCCTTTGCCCAAAATAGATGATTTGGTACTTCCGTTTGATTGGCAAAGTAGGGTTTTAAAGACATTACACGATGATGGATATAAAGGCGACCGGCCTTGGTTTTATAAATCTCCCAAACTTGCTTTGACCTACCCGGTTTGGAATTATGCTTTTCCGAATGCGAAGTGGGTTATAGTTAGAAGGAGAACTGGAGATATCCTTGATTCCTGTTTAAAGACTGGATATATGAAGGCTTTTAAAAAAGAGAAGAATGAACGAGACTGTTGGAAATGGTATGTACATGAATTTGAAAATAGATTTGTTTCCATGATGACAGAAGGGTTGAATGTTAGAACCTTGTGGCCGGAAAGAATGGTTAACGGAGATTATGGTCAATTGTATGATACCATAGATTGGTTGGGGCTTAAATGGAAAACAGAAATCCTGTCATATATTGACCCTAAGTTTTGGAAGGTTAGGAGGCGGTAAGAATGACGGTACGGGTTACCGCAAATGAAGTAAAAGTTCTGTTAGATGATTCCCAATTGCCGGATGCTACCGTAGAAGCCTTTATCACCAGCGCTAATGTACAGGTAAATAGCATTCTATCCAATTCTGGTTTATCAACAGAGGTGTTGAAGGAAATTGAACGCTGGTTATCTGCTCACATGATTGCCGTGACAAGAGAAAGGGTTGCTGTATCAGAAACAGCCGGGCCGGCAAGTACCAAGTATGCAAATGTATTTGGGGAAGGATTAAAATCTACTCCTTATGGACAGATGGTACTTGAGTTGGATACAACTGGTAGCATGTTAGCCGCTGGCAAAGCATCTTTTACTTTCAAAGCTGTTAGGAGTTTTGATTCATGAGCATTCTATCCTTTATTAGAAAGGTTTGTGTGCAGGATGCTGTTTACTGGGGTTCTCCTACGCCAGATGGTTACGGTGGTTTGACTTTCGATCCTCCAAAGATAATAAAATGTAGATGGGATTCTGTTGTAAAAAACATATTATCAGACGAAGGAAAACTGTTTGTATCCCAGGCAGAAGTATTGGTAACTGAAGACCTTGAGGTTGGCGGGTTTTTGTATCTGGGAGATATGATTGGTTTTACAAACGAACATAGGGTTGACGCACAGACGGGTAATGGGGCATATCCGATTAAACGGATTACCAAGAATCCTTTGTTCCGTTCAGAAGATAAGTTCGTTCGGGTGGTGTATTTATAATGGCAATGGAAATCAGAGGAATGAAAGAGGTTATATCCAATTTGAATAAGGAACTTGATCTCATCGATAATAAAACACTTCGTGGCCTTATTAGAAGTGCTATAATTATTCGACGTGATATGGAAAAAACACCGCCTCTGATTCCTGTGGATACTGGAAACCTGAGGGCTTCCTTTTTTACTGTGACTAAGAAAGGTTCAGTTTCCAGTCCTAATTTTAGAAGCACTAAAGATAAGAAAGTGAATGTAGGGGAGATGTCGGCTAACCATTCCAAGGCAATATCAGAGGCATCCTCCCAGGTCAATACAAAGAAGGAGCCTACCTTGGTTTTGGGCTTTTCTGCAAAATACGCTACCAAGGTTCATGAGGATACAGAATCTCATAGAAAAAAGGAAGGCAGTGGGCCTTTTTTCCTTTCTCAGGCATTGCAGAGAAATAGAAAACGTATTATTGATCTGGTTCGGCGGGAGGCGAAAATAAAATGAATCCAATATCAGTAGATATAAAAGATATGCTTGTGAACGAGACTTCTTTAAATCTTACTTTCGCCACTAATTTGTTTATTGGAATGGAACCCAGTCAGCCGGATTCCTGCGTAACTATATATGATACTGGAGGAGGCCCGTATCAACTGACATTTGATAATACCCCTTATTATGTGAACTCTTTCCAGGTAAGGGTTAGGGATAACAGCTATTTAGATGGTTGGTCAAGGATTCATAATATAATGACAACGCTTCATGGCCGGGGGCATGTAACAATCAATGGAGCGTTATACGAGTTAATCACCTGTGAAAGCGGACCATCTTTTTTGCAGAGGGATGAACTCGATAGAATGTATTTTATTGCTAATTTTGAAACTCAGAGGAAGGAGGCATAACGAATGGCTATTGCTGGAGTTGGAGTAGAATTTAACAGATGGGATTCTGATAGCGCAACTTGGGATTCAATCGCAGAGGTAAATAGTATTACTGGACCTGGAATGTCTCGTGACGTTATCGATACTACCGCCCTTGATACTGAAGGAGGTTATCGTACGTTCATAGCAGGTTTCAGGAATCCAGGAACTTTATCCCTTTCGATGAACTTTACCAATGCAGGATATACGGATTTGAAAACAGATTTTGAGGATGATACTGCCCAGAATTACCAAATAGTTCTTGTAGACGATGATGAAACCACTTTGGAATTCGAAGGGCTGGTAACAGAGCTTCCGCTTGACATACCTACGGATAATAAAATCACTTGCGATGTCACTATACAGATAAGTGGACCTGTTACTGTTGGAACCGGCGGATCAGCTGGTACTGTATAATATAAATAATATGAAGGAGGCCTACTCATGGCATTTCTAAACAGGCAACAGTTATTGGCAAAAGAGGATTTGGAAATTAGGAAAGTGGACCTTGGTAAAGGCGATTTCGTTTACGTTAAGCAGATGACAGCAAGGGAAAGAGATACATTGGAACAAACTCTATTAACCAAAGTGGTAGGAAAAGATGGAGAAGCAACATACGAGCAGAATTTAAAGGATTTCAGATCGAAACTGGCGGTTAATACTGTTTGTGATGAAAAAGGCAATCTGTTATTGAAACCTGGGGATTTTGAAACCCTTGCCAATAGCATATCAGCGGCACGTATGGAAAGGATTATTAACGTAGCACAGGAACTGAACAAAATCACTGATGAGGACAAAGATGCTTTAGTAAAAAACTCCGGAAACGACCCAGCAGGCGCTTCGCCTTCCGACTCTGCAAAGAATTAGGTTATCCTCATCCAGATTATCTGTTAGAGGAGATGACGGCACAACAATTTGCAGAGTGGCAAGCATATAACGTATTAGAACCAGTTGGGTCGAGTGACAGAATGGAAGTTTCTATAGCATTATTAGCATCGGTAGTAACTGATTTGATAACTGCAATATTTAGCAAGAAAGGTGCTTCAACTAAACTATCTGATTTTATTCCAGTTTACGACCCAGAACGTCAGATATCTAAACAAGGTAAAAAACAGTCACCAGAGGAAATGAAACAATTACTATTAGCAATTGCTACATCGCACAATAAAGCAATTAAGAAGAAACGGGTTAAAGAAGGGCGGTGATTTGATGAATTTAGGAGCCTTGACTGCGACATTGAGAGTAGATACCTCCCAAATGAATATGGCAGAAAGAAGACTGCGGGGATTTGAAGGTAATGCTACTTCGTCCTTTAAGAAAGTCAATAAAACCGCCCTTCGTCTTAAACAAACCATCATGGGATTGGGGCTTGCTTTTGGGGCAGTCCGAGTAGGCGGAATGGTAAAAGATTATGAATCCGCTTTGGTTGATATGGCCAAGGTTACAGACCAATCTTTTTCTCAAATAGATAAAACGATAAGAGGTATGGATGCCAGCCTTGGTAATTCCACAGAACTAATGAAAGGATATTATCAGGTTATATCTGCAGGGGTTACCGACCCGGAAAAAGCACTGTCTACATTAACCACAGCATCCCAGTTGGCAAAAGCTTCTCATGTGGAACAATCAGAAACAGTGCGAGCATTAACTAAGGTTATGGCAGGTTATAAAGGATCATTGAAGAATGCCAGCGACGCAGCAGACTTATTACTTAAAACTGAGAAATTAGGACAAACAAGCGTGGCAGAATTAGTCCCTGTTATAGGTGATATATCCAATATTTCAAATATGGCTGGTGCCAGTATAGAGGAAATGGCAGGAGCTATGTCATTAATCACTCAGACGGCAGGAAGCACAGCAGAAGCCGCGACGCAATGGAAAGCCTTAATGACTTCTCTTGTCAAACCCACGGACGAAATGACGGATGCATTTGGTCGTTTTGGATCTGTTGCAGAGGCTTTAGAAAAAATGGGATTGGTAGAATGGTTGGAACGTATTCAGGAAGTAGGCGGTTCTGCTGAGGGAATTGCAGACTTGTTAGGTGGTAGGAAAGAAAGCTTGATTGCATTTCAGGCATTGATTTCCAATACTGAGGCATTGAGCAAAAACATAAAGGAAATAACAGACAGGACAGGGGCATTGAATCAGGCTTGGGAGAATTATACCAAGTCTGCCGAAGGGCTGGTTAATGAGTTTAAGGCAAATGTGATTAATACTTTTATCACTTTTGGACAGAAAACTCTACCAATGGTTAACACCGCACTTAAAACCCTTAATGAGCATTTTGTTACTATAATTGATACGATAGCAGTATTAGGTATAGCATGGGCTGGTTTGAAAATAGGTGGTTGGATAACTTCCTTGGCCGGCCTTGCCAAAGCCCTTTCGGGAGTAGCAAAAGCAGGAGCCACTATAAAAGGCTTTGGAGCTTTGTCTGCTGTTATGACAGGAGGGCAAGCAGTAGCAAGAGTAGGCGGTTTGACTTTGGCATTCAAAGGATTGGCAGCAGCTTTAGGCGGGCCTGTTGGTATAGCAATAGCAGCAACTGGAACGGCATTTTATCTTGCGAATAAACATATTAAAACTATGACAGAATCTGCTAAAGAAGCTCGGGCTACCCTTTCTCATTTTGGGACAGGAAGTCTTAGTAGTGGTATTTTGGGAGGGGTAGATACCGCCCAGGAAATAGATGATAGTTTACAAAATAAACTTACCAAGGAATTTGAGGACCGGGCAAAGGCAGCAGCTAAAGCAAGAAAAGAAATTAAGGCATTTGAAGAAGAACAGATAAGACAGGACCGATTAGAACAGATCAAACAAGAATGGAAAGAGATGGAAAAGGTTTATGAAGCCAACCAGCTCTA